TCCACGTCGATGCCGCCCAAATCTGGGGGTGGCGTCAAGCCAGCACCATGCCTGGCGCCCCACTCACCCAAGTCCGCATCCACGAGTACACGACCCGCCCTCTAAATGACTTCGGCGAGGAGCAAATCGAACAAATGCGGGTGATCTACCCCGGTAGATACGACCTTTACACCCTCGGCCAAGACGTAGTTGAGTTCAGCGAAAGCGGCGGCTACAGCCTCGACGAAATCCCCCTGGTGCCGATCTATAGCAACCGCCGGGGCATGTTGCAGTCCCTGCCCCCGTTGCTGGACATCGCCAACCTCAACATTACCCACTACCAACGCCAAGCGGACCTGATCCACGCCCTCCACATCGCCGCAATGCCCACCCTCGTTTTAGAGGGCTGGGACGACACGACCGGCAGCGCAACGATGGGCGTCAACTACGCCATTGCCATGCAACCCGGCAACAAGGCGTACTACGTCCAAGCCGACGCCACCAGCTTCGACGCCCAAATGAACGAGCTGCAATCGCTGGAGCAGCAGATGTCCACGCTGGGCGTAACCAAGCTGTTCGGCCAGAAATTTGTTGCGGAGTCTGCCGAGGCCAAGCGCATCGACCAAGCCCAAGGCAACAGCGTCCTCTCAATCATCAGCCAAGAGCTGGAGAGCGCCCTCAACCAAGCATTTGCGTTTGCCGCGCAGTACGTCGGCCTGGAACCACCCGAAATCACGATTGACCGCGACTTCGACTACTACCGCCTGATCGGCCAAGACGTATCTGTCCTGACCCAACTCAACCAGGCCGGCAAGATCAGCGACCAGATGCTGCTGGAGATCCTCCGTCGCGGCGAAATCCTGCCCGACAACGTCAACATCGAGGACGAACTCGCCGCCAGCACCGAGAACGCCCTGGCACTTGTCGAGCCCGTCGAGAACACCGGCGACGAAGATATGCAAGCTCGCGTTGATGTTCTGTCGTAAAGTAGAGCAGTTCATGTAACACAACACTGTGCCTGAAGAACAGCAAGCACCAGTAACTCCTGTGGAGACTGCTGCTCCTCAACCTGTGGTTGAAAGCTCGGATTTGGCCGTTCAAATCGAAGCTCTTCGAGCAAAGAACCAGGAGCTAATCGCGGAGCGCCGCAAGGACCGCGAAACCCGCGAAACCATCCAAAAACAGCTTGACGAGCTGAAGCAAGCCCAAGAGACCGCCCAAACCACCAAATTGGCGGAATCCGGCGAGTTCAGAACGCTCTGGGAGCAAGCACAGGAAACTGTCGCCGACCTCAAGCAACAACTTGCAGAACGCGAGTCGAAGATTTCCTCGATGGAAGCAAGTTTCAGCCAAGAGCAACTCAAATCCTCCGCAATCGCCCAACTCTCAACTGCTGGTGCACTAGCACCTGATCAGTTGTATCGTTTAGTGCAGGAGAATCTTCGCGCCAAAGATGGACAGCCTGTGGCTGTTGTTGGCGGCGTCGAAGTTCCGGTTGGCGAGTATATCGCCAACTTGAAAAACCCCGGCAGCGGCTACGAGCACCACTTTGCTGCAAGTAACCGCGCTGGGATGGGTGTCACAGGTAGTGCCCGTGCCACCGCTCTCCCCGGTCAATCCAACCCTTGGTCACAAGAGGGCTGGAATGTCACACAACAAATGATGATGCTGTCGGAAGATCCAGACCGCGCACGTTTGCTGAAGGCAGAGGCCGGGAAATAAGCCCCTGTGGGGCGCCCGCTAACCACGACTCCACTGGAGCTAACCAATGTCCGCTTTTAACGGCAACTACTCGGGGGGAACATTCCTCTCGAACCTTGTTACCCGCCCCGAATTTCTTCAGTACACCTCTGAAGGCATCTTCGAGCAATCGAAGTGGGTTCAGAGCGGCATCATCCAGCGCAACGCTGCTCTTGATGCCCGTGCCGGCGGCACCCGCGTGCGCGTGCCTTTCTTCGACCCCATTGCCCCCACTGAGACCCAGATTCTCAGCAACAGCACTTGGGGCGGTGGCGGCGGCTATCTGGTGCCCGCAAACGTGACTGCCGACGAGCAGATCATGACCCTGCTGCACCGTGGCTTCGCCTACGCCGCAGACGACCTCAGCAAGCTCGGCTCCGGCGCTGACCCCCTCAGCCATGTCCGTGACCAGCTGACCGCTGCGATCAACAAGCTGAAGACCAGCACCCTGTCTGCCCAACTGCTGGGTCTGTTCGGTGGCATCACCGGCGCCGGCGTCCTCGGCCCCAACCAGACCGATAAAACTCTGGCTGGCGTCCCTGGCTCCCTGACCGAAGCCAACTACCTGAACGTCGGCAACGTTGTTGCTGCCAAGGCAAAGCTGGGTGAGCGCGGCGACGAGCTTGACTCGATCGCAATGCACTCCAACGTTGCTTACTACCTGCAACAGGTTGGGATGCTGACCTTCAGCACCTCCGCACTGGCCGCTGCTGGTGCCGTGACTTGGGGTGCTGGCGGTGTTGGCGTCCGTTCCACCGAAGTTCCCTTTTTCGCTGGAATGCGTGTCGTCATCGACGACCAGCTGACCTACCTGGCCGGCGGTACTGCCACCCACGCGGTGAAGTATCCGGTCTACCTGTTCAAGTCTGGCGTTGTCAGCGAGGGCATCCAGCAGGATCTGCGCCTTGCTGCAGACCGCAACATCCTGTCCATGCAGGACGTGCTGGCTGTGGATTACCACTACGGCTACCACATCACCGGCACCAAGTGGGCCGCCTCTGGCGACAACCCCACCAACGCCGCAACCACCGGCAACCTGGCAGCCACCGCTTCCTGGAACCTGGTGTTCAGCACCACCAAGATGGTCCCCGTGGCCCGTCTGCTGGTCAACACCCCCTTCGACACCACTGCCTACTCCTGATCTTCAGGACAAGCAGAAGGCCCCCAACCGGGGGCCTTTTTTATTGCTCAGCCTTCCTGACCAAGGCGCAAATTCTCCTGCGCCTCAAACACCACGGGAGTATTCATGGTGCTCTTGTACGACTGCAGAATCAGCTGATTAAGCACGTCGTAGCTGACCTCCAATTTTTGACCGATCTGCTGGAGATCAAGACCTTCTTCTTCCCGAAGACGGCGCACTTCCAGTGCAACATCCTCAAGCTTCCTTACTTCCTTACCGGGAAGGGCGGGATTGGTCTTTGCTGCTGCGGGCTTTACGCTGCCTTCAGCATCGACAGTTTTGCGAGCGGGCATGAAACTGGTTCGTCTCTACGTGTTACAGAATAATCGCCGCTGGCATGAAGACATTCCTTACGGCGACCACTTAGAACGTGCAGCGGATTTAGAGATGTCTGGAGCGCAGATATATCACGCCTCAATGGTTGACGCGCAACTGCAATCAACTAAGCCACGAAGGCGGGCTAAACTCAAACAAAGAGCGTATTGACTGTGGCCGCGACTATTGATGCCACCTTAAAAGGCGCGTCGGCCAACAGCTACGTGACGCTGGCGGACGCCAACACCTATTTCGAGACGGTGCCGGATTCGAGCACGTGGATCGACAAGACCGACGACCAGAAAAACCGCGCCATCATCTCCGCCACGCGCTGGATTGACGCGCTGAGCTTCTACGGCAACCGTTGCACCGAAACCCAAGCCCTCAAGTGGCCCCGCAAGGACTACAAGGTTGACGGCATCGAGCTGGCCTGCACCCTGATTCCCGTCGGCATCGAAGTTGCGACGTACGAGCTGGCACGTGCGCTGGCCAACGACACCGACGCCATCACCGGCAGCACTGGCACCACCGGTCTCTACGACGAGGTCGAACTTGGCGAACTGAAGGTCAAATACAAGGACAGCTCCATGACTCCGGGCGTCATCAACAACGTCTTCGACGTTTACCCCTGGCTGCAGAGCTACCTCGGCCCCTACTGCATAGGCGGCGCCACCAACTACGCCGTCCGCCTATTCCGGGGGTGACATGGGCCTAATCGACACCACATTCGCCCCACTCCCCACAGCAATCCTTGCTGACTGGGGCCAAAACATCACGTACATCAAAACCACCACTCCCCGCACCTACGACCCGACTACGGGCACCGTCACTGGAACGGACACCAACGTCACGGTGAAGGGCGTCATTTTGCGCCTTACTCCCCGCGAATCCGAGGGTTTGTACCAGTCCACCGACGTAAAAGTCATCATCGGCTCCAGCGAGCTTGGCACGTACTACCCAACCGAGGCCGACCGCATCCAGTACACACAGGCCGGCGTCACCCGCGAAGCCAAGATCGTTGGTATTACTAGCTATCGCGGCGACAACCCCGTCATGCATACCCTCATCGTGAGGCCCCAGTAATGGCACGTAAAGGCTTTTGGCAGGGAGGCAAGGAAATCGGTAAGGAACTCGATCGAGTTGCTGCATCCGCCGTACTGATTGGTCCTATTGCAGCTGCAGAGCGCATAGTCCGTGAGGTCCAGCAGGCAGGTCCAAGCTGGACCGGAAAGTTTTCGAACTCCTGGCAGATAGAAGGTCCGCAGGGCCAATCAGTTAAGGGAGACGGTCAACCTGGGGAACCCAGACCTGTGCAGTTCACAACTGCACCTTTTACCGGTCGTCAAGCGGCTGCGACATTATTTAGAACAACCGTCTTAAAAGACAAAGTTGTTTTTAAGGTATCAAATTTCTCTACGTATGCAGCTGAAGCCACGGACGAAGTACAAAGCACCTTTATCAGGCCTAAAGACGCGCCCGTACCTCAAACCCAGCTGGGTCTAAGTAAATGGGAACAGCAAACTACAACCCGTCTACGGAATACGTATCGAGGTCAGACCGGAGGAGGTAGACCTAATGGCAGCGCAAGCCGCACAGCTCCTCTCGACTGGCTGGCTACGTATGCGTCTGCCGGGTTGAACCGTGCCATCAAAATAGAGATGGATGCTGCGCTGAGAGACCCACGATGAACTACCAAGCAATCCGCGCCGCCGTCGAAAACCCGCTGCTTTCTGCGTTTAGCGGTTTAAGTCCCGCTGTTCCGGTCTATTTCGACAACATCACAGCCGTCCCACCCAACACAACAACTGAGTACGTTCGCGTCAATGTTACTTTCGGCATTACCAACGAGCCCACGCTTACTAGCAGCGTCGATAACGCTCGTGGCGCGATTGTCATCCGCATTTTCACGGAAAAGGGACGCGGTCCTGCCCGTAACCAAACCCTGCTGACCACCGCCGTCAACGTGCTGGAAACACTCAACGACACAGCAAAGACCACAAGCGGGGTGTTCTTCCGTGTTGGCGAAATCAACGGCCCAACATTTTCCGCTACCGAAGACGCACCACACTTTGTCGGTCGGATTGATACTTCCTATGTGGCAACTGTCTTGTCCTAGGTAGTGTTTAGTAACAAGCGCTAACCTGTATTAAGCCGGGCAGTGCCCGCCCACAACGTCATCTTCGGTAAGCCAATGGCCACCACCGTACTGTCCGGCACGTCCGGCGCCCTCTACTACAAACCCGCTGGAACCACCGGTACGTTCGGTGAGTCCAATGTCAGCGTTGCGAACGACGAAATCACCGTCGCTCCTTACCTGAACTTCAAGATCGGTGACCCCGTTCAGTTCAGCGTCGTCAACAGCCAAACCGGCGGTTCCGGCACCGGCACCCTGCCCGCAGGCATCAGCCCTGCCACCACCTACTACGTCATCGCTTACGCGGCGGCAACTGGTGTGATGCAAGTGTCTGCCACTCTCGGCGGTTCCACCATCACCATCACTGACGACGGCACCGCAGCTGCTCCCAACGAGTTCCAGGTTGCCTACGCCTCCTTCGCCGTTGTCGGCCAAGTCCGCGACTGGAGCTTCGAGATCAGCCGCGCTGAAATCGACGTGACCACCATTGGTCAGACCCCTGGCCAATACGTGCCTTTCCGCAGCTACATCTCCGGCTTTGGCGATGGCACCGGCACCGCAACGGTCTACATGACCAACGAGGACGCCGCCCTCTCCAACCGGATGATCGAAGACGTGCTCCAGCGTCAGCAGACCGGCGCCGCCTTCAAGCTCTACACCGATCAGGTGTTCAGCGGTGGCACCCTGAACGAGAGCCTGAGCCGTTCGATCGAATTCGATGCAGTGCTGACTTCCGCCAGCCTGAACATCAACCCCGACGACGCTCAGTCCGTTACTGTCAACTTCCGTCCTTCCGGCACCCCGACCTTCGACTTCAGCACTTCTGCCTAAGATCTAGTTTGGGAACGGAGCCCCGGCCTAACCGCCGGGGTTTTTTATTGCTTCTAGTCCGCTACAGTAGAACAAACCTCAAGTGGTTATGCCAGTTCCAGTCCGCGCCATTGACCGCCTCAAGAAAGCGGCCAACTTGGAGCCCGTCAAGAAAACTGTTGAGCTGTCCGACGGCAGCGAATTTGAGATGTGGGTCACCCCATTGACCGCCGCCGAGCGTGAACGCGCCCAGAAGCAGGCCAAGTCCGATGACGCCAACGCCTTTGCCCTCCAGCTGCTGATCGCCAAGGCTCTAGACGAAAACGGCGCCAAGTTGTTCGCCGCCGGCGAAATCGACGTGTTGAAAAACGAAGTCAAGGACAAGGACCTTCAAGCCTTGATGCTTGCTGTCATCACCGACGACGCCGAACCGATCGACCCAAAAGCCTGAGCGCGGAACTTCGCAAAGACAACTGGCTCATGCTCCAATTTGGCGTAGCCAAGGAGCTAGGCCTAACTCTTAGCGAAGTACGCAACCGCATGACAGCCGAAGAGCTAATCGGCTGGAGCGCCTACTTCCAGATCCTCAACGAGGACCAAGAAAAGGCACTGGAAAAAGCCAAACGCCGCCGCTAACCCCGGCGGCTTTTTACTGCGTAAACTGAAGTACCGGAAGTGACGCAGCGCCGTGGCTTACAGAGCTGAAATTGAAATCGGCGTAAGAGGCGCATCAAGGCTTAAAGAGCTACAAGATCGCATTACGCGACTTGGTCGCAGTATTAAAGACGTAAACGTACAGACTTTAATTGATCGTAAAGCTATTCAAAGCGTTGAAACATATACGCAAGCTGTCGGTAGAGCGTCTGCAAATTTACGCGAGATAAAAATCCAGCTTGATGCGGCTGGAAAAGCCTCAGGTGATTACGCCCAAGCAATTAGTCAGTATGTAACCGCATTAGGGCAATCTAATGCAGCACAGAAGCTGCAAAATCAGCTTATTGCCGACGAAATTGAGCTTCGCCGCAAACAGAAACTCGCTGCTTCTGGTATAGCAGAGCGTACACAGTACGCAGGGCCTATTGGCCCCGGTCCCGCCTCTGCTGTAGGCACGCTTGCGGGACAAGCATCACCTGCAGGTGAGCGAATTCGTCGAATTATTCAAGGTAGACAAGAGGAACTTCAACTGCAGCAGGCATTACTACGATTAGAGCAAAAAAGCGCTACTGAACTAAACAAAAAAGTTCAAGCCCAGCAAGATCTAGTTAGGGGTACGCAAGAAGTTGTTGAGCTTATTGCTCAAGCAAATCGTAAGTCTCGATTTTTAACAGGTAGCTCGGGCGGAGGGATACAGGGGCCACTTGCAGGTCCAGGCGGACTAGGTTTTCCCGTTGCTCTTCCCCTGACAAGAGCAGAGCAGAAGGGCTTAGAGAATGCTGCACAAAAACAACGTATTATTGAACGAACAGCCAAAACTCGTCAAGAACTAGCAGGTCTTGCGGCGAATATTCAACGTTTAGAAGTTCAATCTGTTGTAGCTATAGCAGATGCAAATAGAGAACAACTTAAACTAAACGCAGCAAAACAAACTGCGCTAGATCTTACAGCACAAGAAGTACGCATACGGAGATCGCTCCAGAATGCCGGTGCTGTCCAAGGTCCTGCACTACCTCCACGTCTACGTGGTGGAGGAGGTTTATCGTTTGGTCCACGAGCACAAGGTGTTGCTCTGGGTGCAGGTTTCCCGTTGCTATTCGGCGGCGGCCCTGGCGCTGTTCTTGGTGGTGCCGCCGGCGGTCTTGTAGGTGGCCCAGCCGGATTTGCCGCCCAGATTGCTCTTAGTGCCATCGGTCAGCAGTTCGACAGGCTTGGTGAACAAGCGATAAAGGTTGGTCAAGCATTAAATCCGCTCACATTTGATCTAAAAACTTTTGCAGGTGCGGCAGGCATAGCCGGAACAGAAACAGCTGATTTTCTAGCCAAGATTGAGCAGTTTGGAGGTAAAGCCGCCGCTGCTAAAGAAGCCGCCAAACTACTGGCACGTCGTATCGGTACAGATGCGACTAAAGCTCTTCAAAAATTTGGGCAGGATGCACAAAAGGTTGGCAATCAAATAAGCATTATCTTTACAACTGTTTTGGCAAACATTGCGAGGATTGCCGGACCCCTTCTTGCAGCTCTTGCCGGAAACCTGGAGCGGGCCAACTTGGTCAGCGGATTTAAGAAAAGAGAAGGTCTGACCGGACGTGAAGCCACAGCGCAGCAAATCCTTGGCGTGACAGGTAGGGGTGGGACAGGTAAAGGTGGTGCTTCAGCGAAAATTAAAGCTCTTGGCGGACAAATAGGACTAACCGGAACGACTGCACAGATTATTAAACAAGCTAAAGACATAGCTGTAGAATCCCAAAAAGTGCTAAACAAAAATGCGGATAAGGCGTTAGAACTACGTGCTATTCAACTAGAGACGGAAAGCAAAAAGTCAAAGAGTACGGACACACTTACAAAACAGCTTGCTGCACTGGGCATCAAATACACTCAGCTACTTGCTGTAAGTCGTCAGGACTTGGCAATTCAGCAGGAGTTAGATCCTATTAAACGCCTGCAATTAGAGCGGGACAAGAGTATTCAGCAAGTCACAAATAAGTATGCAGCGGACCTAGAAAAGGTTAGGGGCACAGAAACCGAAAAGGTAATATTGGCTCTACAGGCCAATGAAATTGCGGTTATACGTCTTGAGACGGAAAGGCAGATCACTGAAGAATTTCTTAAGCAGTATGACGTAATCAGTCGTTTTGATCCTGATCTGTCTAAAAAAGCGGGGAGAGCGGAATTACCTTCAACAGCACAAGCGTTTGCACCAGGGCTGGATCTAGATCCAACGAATAAAGCTGAGCAAAAACTGGACCGTATGAAGCAGAAATTAAAAGACCTTAGTGATCCTGTAGAAATGGCTGCTAAAGGTGCTCAGGGTATTGGCGATGCGTTTAGTGTTGCGTTCCAGGGGATAATAACCGGGACGCAATCAACACAAGAAGCTCTCAGTAATTTCTTCAAAGGAGTTGGCGAAGCTTTCATCAGCATGGCCACTGAAATTATCGCCCAAATGATAATAATGTTTGCGTTTAAGCAACTTTTAGGTCTATTTGGCGGCGGTGGAGGAGGGACATTTAGCGGCGCTGGCCCTGTCTCGGGCGCAAGTGCGTCCGGCGTTAATTTCAATCCAGCGGCTTTTTCTCCGGGACTTGCTTTTGCCGACGGGGGCTTTGTCACCGGCCCGACCAGCGCTGTTGTCGGCGAAGGCGGCGAGCCGGAGTACATCATTCCGGCCAGCAAGATGCGTGGCGCCATGAATCGCTATGCGGCTGGCGCCCGTGGTTCCAGTGTCATCCCTGGAAGCGGCGAACAGGCCGGGGGCGAAATGGGCGGCGGCACTGCAGTGGCTGCACCAATCGACGTTCGCTACACCGTGGAGCGCATCAACAGCGTGGATTACGTCACCGCCGATCAGTTCCGTAGCGGAATGCAGCAAGCGGCAGAGCAAGGCGCCCGCCGAGGCGAACAGCGCACCCTTGCCAACATCCGTCAAAATACGACCACTAGGAGGAAGCTGGGTCTGTGAGCCACGAAATTGCCTTCGCCCAATACCTGACGTTCCGCACGGAATCCGGCAACGTTCAGTATCACTTTCAGAACTACTGGGTCAACGAAGACGCGCCGTACGAAGGCTCAACCTACGGATTCATGCCGTTTGCGTTTTCAGGTTTGACCGTTGCCAAGACCGGAGACAACCAGCCCGCCACTTTGGTATTTCCAAACAACAGCTTGAGCCGTGGTTGGGCTGAAACTGCTGTGGTCGAACGCTGGATTGCAAAGGTCAGCACTGTGGTGGTCAATCCCGACGACAAAACGGACTACACCGCAATCAGTACTTATGAATCTCAGATTGTCAGCGGCAACTGGGATCCAACCAAGCTCGAACTACAGACTGCATCGGTCTTGGACGCTGTTGGCTCGGACGTACCACGCAAGCGCCTGACCAAACGTCTTGTTGGCAATCTGCCTGTCACCGCAAGCGTCCGAGTGCAGTGATTGACCTAATTGGCAGGCCGTATCGCTGGGGTGCAGATGGTACGGACCCAGACGGAGCGCTGGACTGCATCAATCTGGTATTCACCGTGCTGGACCGTTTGGGTTTGGAGCACCCGACCCGCCGCCAGGATTGGTATGACGGCAAGCAGTATGCAATCGGCAGGGACTTACTGAGCTGGTGTCGCCGTGTCGAAAAGCCTAAGTACGATGGTGACGTGTTGCTTTTACCGCAGGCTCCCACGACGTTTGCGGTGTTCTGGAGTCAAGGATGTCTTTACATCAATCAGCATCTTCAGGCGGTGGCATGGTGCCCTACCGACATGTTGCGGTACAGCCACTGCTTCCGTTTGAAAAGCGTCTGATTGAAGAGCTGGGCTGCAGTGAGCAGGAATATCGCGCTTTCGTCGATCATGTAAGCCGTCAAAAATATATCCGTCCTGCTGAATATGCAGGTATTCCAGATATTAGAAATGACGCCGGTCTGACTGTTGCGATTGTCAGTCTTGTTATCGGCTTGGCATCGACTGCGGCATCAATTTTTCTGGCGCCAAAACCACGTCAACCGCAACAAAGCCAAGCACAACGTCCGCAGTTCACCTCACAAGATCTGGGCAGCGTCCAAGGCTCAGACATTTTCACGCCGTCCTACGGCTTCAACTCCCTGCAGGAGCTTGCTGCTTACGGCAATATCGTTCCAATCGTCTTCACCAAGCGCGAGCAAAATTTTGACGACAGAGGTGAGTTTTATAGCGGGGGTGTAGTCATTTCACCCACTCTGGTGTGGTCTCGCGTCAAGAGCTGGGGCACCTACCAAATCAGTGAAATCGTTGCGATTGCCGGTCAAGGCCCAATGGCACGTCCTGAGCTGGGCGGCATCTTCTTGGGCAACAACGCGCTCGACAATATTTTCAACGCTTACTTTGACTTTTACTGGAACGGCGGTTACGAAGCGCTTGGGGCTGGCAGTCGCCTTCGGATGTATAACCTGCGCTATGGCGAGCTGAGTATTGACGACGGACGCGGCGACGAAGAACAGGCGTTCTATGCACCAATCAAGGGCGCGGCTAATCAACCCGCATTTAGCGGTGCATTTACGCCGTCCAACCAAGTCCGTTTTGGCGTTTACTCCGGTATTGCCAATGGCACACCAGTTCGCCCTGACTGGGAGGTTATTTCTGTACTTAAGGACTGGGATTATGAACGTAAAATTCGCGCCCTAAATCAACAGTTCAAATATGTTGATCCGTATTTGCGTCGCAACCATCAATGGGGCGGTGATTATCAACGCAATGGCATCACGGAAAATGCCGGTATGCCTGGCACTGGCGTCAACTATGCACGCCGGATTGGCGTCATTGAGCACAAGAATGGCTCCACAGGCGCGGTGACGTATGGTCCAACTGTCGTTAGAACTGTTGAGCCTTATGAAACTGAATCCTGGTCAAACCTGACCACTGAAGTTGAAGTCAATAAGGGTGATGAAATTGTCGTATTGATTGGCAAGGGCCGCCAAGATATTGAACCGTTTGGAGATGCAGGAGAGGGTGTCGTAAAGCTCGAAGATGTACGTTCAACGGTTGATGCAGATGCTCAACGTGCCGATGCCCTGATGGCACTTGGGGCAACCTTCATGATTGGTCGGTCCAGCTGGATCGTCATTGATCGTCCCAACAAAACCTTTGATCCGGCAGATTCAAACGACACCACCGCCGGCTTCCGTATTCGCCTGAAATGTATTGAAGCTTGGAGCAATAACCAGCGCAAAATCGGTTTGGTCTCAGAAGAGGCAGTCACCGTTTCCAACTGGCTGCCGTATTCAGATATTGATGAAGCTTTCTACCCAATCCTTCGCTTTGAGCTGGGCAGTTTCCAGAACAACCGCCGCTGCGACGTAACCGAAATCGGCATCAAGTCCCAAGTATGGGCACGTCTAAACAACATCACTAACTTCAACACGCTGCTTTCGCCTTTTTACATGGCGCAGCAAAACCGTGGAAACAACAGCCTGCGTTCAGGCAAGGCCACGCAGTATGTGCAGCGGCTGTCAACATTTGCGCTTGACGTTCGACCCACAAACTCTGACGCCGTTCGTGACTACAACCGCAACGAAGGCTGGACCAACATTGGTCCGTATTTGTTTGGCGTAATTGGTGACTCCCCTGTTGACATCTATTCGTTTATTCGCGTAACGCATCCTGGACGTTCGCAGCTTGAGTTCCGCCTGCGTCCATTTAACAGCGCAGTATTTACGCAACAAAGCGGTGGTACTGAGCAAATTTTTGTTCTAGATGGTGCTCGCACTGGTTACCAAGACTGGACCTTTAACACCTACATGGGCACGTTCACGGTGGGTGGCCGTGGTCATTTTGTTCAGCCGCGTGATTACTTCACGCACAGGCAAATGGCAGTTGTGCCAGAGCTTGTTGATGATGTTGTTTATGGGCGCTGGGTTACCGACGCAAGCACAATCAGTGTCACTCCGGGCAGCATTACCTGTACCGAACCTGGCATTGGTTACAACGTTGGTGACGCCATTAATTTCAACACTCTTAGCAACATCTTTTCGATTGCTTTGGGCATTGATCCTTACTTTGACAACCTGCCAAATGGTTCACGCCGCACACTGACCGGCTGGGACTACACCCGCGACGCTTCAGTGCGGACCATCACGATGTCCGTCGAACTGGAGTCATACCAACGAGAACAGCCAGGTACACCGCGTAACAAGTGGTGGCGCATAGTTACAACCGGGGTAACAGGTTTTACTGGCCCTTGGACCACAGGTGATGTATTCACCAAGCACGCCCGCAATGCAAACGGCGTTCAATTTGCCTTTAGCTACACCGTTACTAACGGGCAGTATTACGAAGAGTACGACGAGCCTCAATCAGCGACTCGCCTGTTCCAGCAGTACAGCGGTATTGCCGAAGTTTCCCACTACGGCGAACTAATCAGCCGCAGCTGCGATGGCGGCCCCGAGCACGAGGTTGTGTACGTCAATGAATGCTTGGCTGAGGACAACGTCCCGGAATACCAAAACTGTGCAGTTGCTGGCTTGAAACTTCGCTCCAGTGACAACTTCCAGCAGCTTGATCAACTGCGCTGCTACATCCAAAGCGGCATTGAAGTGGAACGCCTGATTGATGGCGATACCGGCTCTAGCAACCTGCTGACTGATCTGCTCTGGTACTTAGCAACTGACACCGACACTGGAGCAGGCAGCATCGTCAACAGCGGCTTGGTTGACCGCACCACGCTGACCGAAACCGGGCGTTTCCTTCGCGCAAACAACCTGTTCTATGACGACGCCATTGCAGAGTCGATCAATATCCGTGGCTGGCTAGCTGAGATTGCCCCAAGCGTCCTCTGCTTCATGACGCTGAAAAACGGCAAGTTGGCAATCGAGCCTGCCCTGCCTTACGACAGCAACTACAAGATCGCGCCAGATCAAGCCCTGCAAATCCGGGGCATGTTCACCGACGGCAACATCATTGAAGATTCGCTCAAGCTTGAGTGGATTGACCTTGAGGATCGCAAGCTGTTCCAAGCCGCAGTGCTTTACAAGTGGGCAGGCACCAACAAAATGCCCGAGCAGCAGAGCGTTTTGGTCCGTTACGACGAAGCTGGCGCTGCAGATCTGCCACTTGAAAACTTCGAGCTGTCCCACATCACTGGTGACATTCACGCCCTTTTAGCTGCTCGCTACTTCCTCGCCGTCCGTAAGCACGTCACTCACAGCGTCACATTCCAGACACTGCCCTGGGGTTTGTCACTTGCCCCTGGTGATTACATCCGCGTTGCCACCGAGGTCAGCCCGTACAGTCCAACCAACAACGGCATCGTCAAGGAAGATGGCACGGTCATCTCTGTGACCGACCTGGCTGACGGCAGCTACAACGTCTATTACTGGGACCGCACCCAAACCGAAGTCTTTTCCGGTGTGCTGGAAATCAGTGGCGGCGTGGCACAGGATCTGAGGGATTCGGTGTTCTCTGTCATCGGCTCAAACGTGAGTTCACAGGTGTACCAAATCGAAGCGCTCGACGTGAACACTGACGGCATCGTGACGATTAAGGCAAGCAATCACCCAGTAAACTCAAGTGGACAGAGCCTGATCGCCCGCGACGTACTGGACGTGGACGGCAACTTTGAGATCGTTGAGGGGCCAACACTCGAATGAGCTACCCATCCCTGACACCCAGCTCCCGTAATTTCAACGCTGGCGATTACTCCTACAAAACGTTTAAGTCTCAAAACGGCTCGGAGACTCGAATCCTGTACGGCGATAAGCGCACCGGCATGACGCTGGATTTGAGCTACGACAACATTGCCGACACTTACGCCGACGACTTCATTACCCATTACGACTCAGTGAAGGGCGGATTTGAGACATTTGATCTACCCGCAGCTTTCCGCACTGGTTGGAGCGGTAACACTTCGGCTATTGATGCTGCAACCGGCAATAAGTGGCGTTATGACTCGCCGCCAGCGATTACATCAGTGCGTCCCGGCATTAGTAGCGTTACAGTGAAATTGGTAGGTGTTCTCTAATGGCTAAGGTTTACACCGGCAAAGACGGACGCCTGCTGATCGACGGCACGGAGCAGATCAAGGTCAGCAACTGGACTCTGACTGGTTCGCTTGAAGTCCTAGAGACCACCACACTTGGCGACAGCCAGCGCACCTACATCCCTGGTGTGCAGGAATTTAACGGCAGCGCCAGTCTTCTGTATTACAACGACGGCACCGACCGCAACGACGCCGCGACCGCACTGAAGAAGGTTTTGAAAGTTGCTGGGGTGACGGACAGCGACACCGTGACCATGACCCTGCGACTGGTGGAAGGCAACACCAACCACGATGTCCAGCTAACTGCGTATATCACTAGCGTCAGCTTTGGTGCCAGCGTCGGTGAAGTCAGCCGCGCCGATATCTCGTTCCAAGGCACTGGAGCACTGACCACGGTGACGATCTGATGGGTATCTACCTTGGCCAAATTGGTCAGATCGAGCTGACCCGTAAATCAAGCGAAGGATCTAAACAATCCATCGTTAATCCCAGCGATGTAAACGCCGGGCGTAACCGCTTTAGTTTTGACTTTGACGAAGGCACTTTGATCACGGGTGACCTGCTGGAAATCTCAACAACCGATGGCACCGACCTTGATTTTGTTGATGCTTCTGGCTGGGCGGACAGCACCGTGCATCCCAGCGGCAACTGGTACGTCTTTATTGACGAGCTAGGCGGAATCAAGCTTTACGACACCTTTGCCAACAGCCTTGATGGCGGGGTGACAGGTGTTATCACGTTGTCCGCAATCGCCCGTGACATCCCGATTTCCGTCATTGTTCGAGATCGTGACAGCCGCATTGTTGGTGAAGTCACCGACTACGAGCTAAACACCAACCGCGAAGTCGTTGACATTTCAGTGCTTGGCGATGAATACCGTCAGCAGTACAGCAGCCTGATCAGCGGCAGCGGACGACTTACCGCCCACTGGGACTACACCAACAATAAAGGCCAAGAATCCGTCAACTATTTAATGCAGCTGGTGCTGCGTACTGAAATCGGCTCTTTGTTCCACGGCAAGTTTTACATCAAAGCGGAAGACACAACAGCACAGACCGGAAGTTTTGAAGCCAGCCAGATCAATGATTCACTCTGGTGGGAGTTCGACGCCTTGGTAACTGCTGCAGCCGTCAGCTTTACACCAGACAACATCATTGTTGGCACGATTGATTTTGCCGCCACTGGTCCAATCAAATTGCGTGCCAGCACTCGCGTTGATCGTTATCTGCTACAGGAAGACACGGGCAAGCTTGAGCTGGAACAGGCGGCAGACTCGTACCTGCTTTTGGAAGAACCGGACTAAAGCCCTAGACTCTGATTATCTGTAAAAGTCGCTAGGGCACCGGGGCATGGCCGACCTAAGGATCAGCGAATTAGCCGCGTTAGCCGGTGGCGATCTAGCGGCTGGTGATCTCCTGGCCATTGCCGATGTAAGCGCAAGCGAGACCAAAAAGATCACCGTTACCGATTTAGTTGGTAACGCCACCACGCTGATTGCCGACGCCACCATTCCCGGCGCCAAGATTCTGTTTGGTAGTCAGCAGGTTGCTGGCACGGCACTGGTCAACGGCGCTGTTGACACGACCCAATTAGCTGACGACGGCGTTACTGCCGCCAAACTGGGCGACGAATCCACCGTTGATCTGGTCACGACGCTGCCCGGAAGCGGCGCCTTCATTGGTCAGCTGGCACTCGACACCGACGACAGCAAGGTTTACTGCTGGAACGGCTCAAGCTGGGTCAGCATCAAAGCAGCGGGTTCCGTCAACAGCGTTGTTGGCAGCACCGCAGGCATCGTCAATATCAGCATCGCCACTTCCGGTGATGAAGTAACGATTACCACGTCGCTCGACGACACCACTGCTGGCGGTCAATTCCTGGCTGGTCCCAGTGGCGGCGCTGGCGTTGTTAGTTACCGCACTATCACCGCTGCTGACCTTCCGACCGCAACCACCACCGACAAGGGTGCAGTTGTTGTCAACGGCAATGGCCTGACCCTGAGTGGCAGCACCATTCAGATCGACAACACGGTCACCGCCAATACGACCGAGTATCACCTCACCAAATACGACGCCAACGGTCTGGTCACCGAAGGTCGTCAAATTACCGCCGCTGATCTTCCGGCTGCTGCAGCTGGCACGGCTGGCGCTGTGTATCCCGGCAGTGGTCTTGATGTTGGCGCTGGCGGCGAGCTTAACCACAGCAATTCGGCCACACCCGGCACCTACACCAAGGTTGTCATTGACTCTCAAGGTCACGTCACTGGTGGCACGACGCTTGCTGCTGCTGATGTCCCTGACATTCCCGCAACCAAGCTGACCAGCGGCACGCTTCCTGCAGATCGCATCGGCGCAAGCAGCATTACCGGCGCCAAGCTTGCTGATTCTTCCACTGTTCAATTCGGTGGCTCTGGTTCGACTGCAGGCGTCGTCACCTTCCCGACTGCACAGTTCAAAGGTCAGTATTTCTGGGACGAGCTGAACGGTGACCTTTACATCTGGTCTGGGTCCGCATGGCTGCCCGTCACGATCACGAGTGGTGAGCTGATTTTTGCTGGAACCTATGACGCCAGCACCAACCAAGTTGATTCGGTCACCTCTGCTGGTTCAGCACTGGGTCTGACGATTGGTGGCTCATTGCCTGCCGCGTCCGATACCAACAACCGGTACTACTTGGTTGTTAGCACTTCGGGCACTGGCTCGGGTAATGCACCGGCTGAAGCTTTGGCGCCGCCGGACATGATCCTGAGCAACGGCGCAACTTGGGAACTGATCGACGTTTCCGGCGCTATTGCAGGTCAGACCGCAACCAACATCAGCTTTACGCCTTACGGCAGCATTGCGGCAACCAACGTTCAGTTGGCACTGCAGGAGCTGGACGATGAAAAGCTTGGCACTGCGCTGACTGACGGTTATGTCTATGTCGGCAACTCAAGCAACGAAGCCACTGCTGTTCAATTCAGCGGTGACGTAACGCTCGACAACGCAGGCGTCACAAGCATCGCCGCTGGGGCAATTGTCAACGCTGACATCAACGCATCTGCTGCGATTGCTTATAGCAAGCTGGCGGCGCTGTCTCCCGGCTACTTGGTTGTTGGTGATGCCCTGAGTGTCCCAACCGTCCGCCAAGTTACTGGTGATGTGACCATCAGTAATACGGGCGTAACCAGCATTGCTGCTGGCGTCATTGTTGATGCGGATGTCAATGCAAGCGCTGCGATTACCGGCACCAAGGTTGCTGCTGGTACGACGAGCACACGCGGCACTCTTCAGCTGACTGATTCGACTAGCAGCACAAGCACCACGACCGCTGCGACTCCTAATTCAGTCAAGACGGCTTACGACCTAGCTGCTGCAGCGCTGCCTAAGTCGGGCGGCACGATGACTGGCGCAATCACCTTTGCTGCTGGTCAGACCATTAGTGGTTACGGCTTGCTGGATGGAGCGCAGACCTGGACGAAGGGCCAACGTGGCGAGATCACAGCACTGACAAGTGCAACAACTATCACGCCCGACTTTTCTGATTCCAATAATTTCAGCGTGACGCTGGCGCATACGGCGACCTTGGCAAATCCGACTAACCTCGTGGCAGGTCAATCGGGCTGTATCTGGGTGACACAAGATGGCAGCGGTTCCCGTTTGTTGTCGTATGACACCTACTGGGACTTTACTGGCGGTACGGCACCGGTCCTAAGCACTGCTTCTGGAGCAGTTGACTGCATCGTGTATGCGGTTCAGTCCAGCACCAAGATCACTGCAACCCTGATTTCCAACCTGAGCTGACATGTCAATTCCCGGAAGCGCCCTGCCTCTGCTGTTGGCAAGTCCTGCTGGAGCTGCTGGCTACGAGATTGAACGTTCGCTGCGGTTCAACTCAGCCGACTCGGCGTACCTCAGCCGCACCCCGGCATCGTCGGGCGATAGACGGACATTTACTATTTCTTGCTGGGTAAAGCGTTCAAAGTTGGGATCTTATCCGGTCTTTTTTAGCGCTGGAAACCGATCTGCAGATGTTGGCTATTTGCAGATGTCATTTGAGAATGACACTTTTCAGATTTACATAAATGGTGGCGCTACGTTTACTGACCAAGCAAAATATAGAGACCCTTCGGCTTGGTATTCATTTATTCTTGCTGTAGACACAACTTCCGGCACTCCCTCTGATAGACTCAGGGCATATGTAAACGGCACCCCTGTAGCTTGGAATAGTCCGCCAACTATTTCGCAAGACTTTTATTTGCTAGTTAATAAGGCTGGTGATCCACAGCAAATAGGTGCAGGTAAAAACAGCGTTGGAACTACTAACGTGTTTTATGACGGGTATTTAGCAGACTTTTACCTAATCGACGGTCAAGCGCTAGACCCCACCGACTTCGGTGAGTTTGACGACAACGGCGTGTGGCAGCCGATTGAATACGCTGGAACCTACGGCACCAACGGTTTCCACCTTCCCTTTAGCGACAATAGTTCTGCCTCTGCACTTGGCACGGACGACAGCGGCAACGGGAATGATTGGACGGTTAATAACATTACCCCTGGTCCAGTTTCGTCTACTGTGGCGGGCATGGCATGGTCAAGTGCCTTAAGCACAGAGCCAACATGGTCAAGCTTTCCAAGCCTTACGACTATCGACACATATTCATTGGCAAATCCGGCTAGTTTTACTGTAAACAGCTTTAGTGGAATTGGCAGCAATTTGTATTTCGGTTATTGGTGGTCCAGCGATGGCGCGTCCTGGACTAGAAGTGGCTCAAACGCAGTATCACCACCTTACACAGTTACAACTGTAAATCGTTATCTTCGTTTAGCCCTAGCAGGTGGTTCTATCGTTACATCGGCTACCGCAGGCACAGAAACTTTTACATCAGCATTTGTTGATGCTGACTGCCTCCTTGACTCGCCCACGAACGGCAACAC